ATCTCGAGCATGTGTTATTTCTTCTCTTAATCCTTTCAATTTCAACCATTCAGGTTCTGTTAATCCATCTCTAAGACTAGCTTCATATAATTTTCTAGCTTGAAATATGGCATTGTGACAAAGCGTCATATGCAGATCACTATAAGCAATGTGCTTATTTTTAAACTCCTCATCAGATATATTTAGTTCTTTAAATCTGTTCAAAATTTTATCTGTTAAAAACTTTAGAAGCATCAAACTTCTTATAAAATTTTCTTCTAGGACATGCATATTCTCACCTACTTCAAAACTAAATTCTGGATTTTCAAAAATAAGAGCCCGCATTTTTTAATTGCCCCCTTGTGCGGTACCCTTCGCAATAATTAATAGGCATCGGGGCGGGGGTTATTTCTTAGTGATTATCTTAATGTTAAACCCTTCTTCATCACTTGGTTCTTCAAAGAAACTTGTAACATGTTCAAATGTTTCTTTCGTATCAAAGCCATTTCTTTCAGGATTGCTTAATCTTCTCTTTTCGATATGTCTTAAGCATAATTCATTACTTGCTTTAAGATAAATTAGTTCGTGATTAAAGTCATCGCTTTCTTCTATAATTGATTTAAACCAACTTCTTTGTCTTTTAGTATTTCCTGGAAAGTCAAGAATTACTACTAATCCATTATTTAACAATTTCAATATATGCTTCTTAAGTAAAGGTTTAATTCTAATTGAATATTTAACATAGTCATCAAAATTTTTAATCTCTTCTGGATACATATTTGATAACCACTCATCTTCAGATATAAGAACTGTTCCTTCTTCCAATGATATTTCTTTAGACATTGTTGATTTGCCTGCACCCATTTTTCCGGAAAAGAAAATCAACTTCCCTTTTTTATTTTCCATAAAAAACCACCTACTTTTATAAACATTATACCAAACAATATTTATTTATTCGAGGTTTATCGTGAAATCAAATTACCATCTTCATCAAATTGTTGTTGCTTCGAGAAACGCTTATGTTCTTCATTATGACATTTATTACATAACAATTCTAAATTCTCTTGATTCAAACTGATTTCTGGGTTAGTTAGATTAAGGACTGTAAGTCTAATCTTATGATGGACTTCTTTTCCTAAAGCACCGCAACGTTCACACTTTCCATTGGCTGCTCTTATCTTGATTTCTCTTACTACTTGCCATTGAGTAGACTTATAAAATCGATGGAGTTCTTTGGGTTTTCTCATATAACTTTCTCAATTCAGCAATCTTATCATCTACATGTTCCCAACGTACATCTAAATCATCCCTACCGAAGTGTCCATACTTCGCTAACTCATGGAACTTAACGCTATCAAGCTCAAGTTCTTTTTTAATGTTTTGTGGTCTAAAATCAAATGTTTGATTGACAAGATCTTGTATTTTGTCATCACTAATAACTCCAGTATTAAATGTGTTCACATAGACACTGACTGGCTTAGCAATACCAATCACATAACCCAGTTGTATCTCGCAATGTGTGGCCAAAACTGCCCCTACAACGGCTTTTGCTACGAATCTGGCATAATAAGCCGCACTGCGATCAACCTTGCTTACGTCCTTGCCAGAAAAGGCTCCACCACCATGTTTTGCATAACCACCATACGTATCAACGATAATCTTTCGACCAGTTAAACCTGAATCTGCATAAGGACCACCAATTACAAACTCACCTGTTGGATTGATTAGAATTTCAGCTTCTCTGATTGTTTTATCATCTAGAACTTTCGGTAAAACTTCATTGATGATGATATCTTCATATAGTTCTCTTCGTATCCACGATTTTGTTTGTGCTGAAACAACGATAGTTTGAACTTTCTTAGGTTTACCTTTTTCATATAAAACGGATACCTGACATTTGCCATCAGGACTAAAGATATGTGCATATTGTTCTTTACGAGCTTTGTCCATCTCTTTAGATATTTGATTTGCTAGCATAATAGGTAGTGGCATTAACTCTGGTGTTTCATTGCATGCATAACCAAACATGATCCCCTGATCACCTGCACCTTGTTCATGTGATTCTGTTGAATCAACTCCAAGTGCGATGTCCGGAGATTGTTTACTGATCTTTTCCATGACTTTGAAACTTTCTTCATAGCCGATTTCACGAAGTTTGCTTTTTGCAATGTCTGCATAATCGACTTTTGCAGTTGTTGTGACTTCTCCAAAGACAAATACCAAATCATCTTTAATAGACGTCTCAACTGCGACTCTTGCATTTCTATCTTGTTCTAAAATGGCATCCAGTATAGCATCACTAATTTGATCACAAACCTTATCAGGATGTCCACTAAACACTGATTCACTTGTTATGACTTGCATTCCATTATCTCCTTCATTACCGAGTAAAAAAGGAGCTTACGCTCCCAATTACTTATTTTGTTATTTCCCATGCTGTGTAAACTGACCGATATGAACAATCCCAAGTATCAAGTATTACTCCATCAACACATGTTGTAATGTGTCCAGCCATTTTTAAGATGTACGTCCCTTTCGGATGTAACTCACAAAAATCACTACCTTTGATTCTTGGCTCTCCCTTGACAGGTTTAAATATGAGTCTTGGATAATCTTTTAAATATTCGTATAAGAATTTGGTATCTTTGTAATTAGAATATCCAAGTTCGCGTTTAGCTTGATTAAGTTCTCTTCTACATTCGAGATAGTCTTTGCTTGTTGCTGTTGCGATTGCTCTTACTACACAATCGGTTGTTTTAATACCTTTTGGATGTGCATTGAACTCTTTATACATTATTCATTCCATCCTTTGTTTAACCATTTAACAAGTTCTCTCGATGAGTTTGTTTTATATGCAGGTTTATCAAATCCGTCAAGTCTTTCATAAACTGTATACTTTGAATCGTTCCATACACAATCAATTTGAATGACGATGAGGTTATTATTGGTTTCGATATCTGCGATTCTGAAATCATCATAAAGTGGACCATTCAGTGGGCAGTTATTCTTGAACCACACATAACTTGTCTCAAGGTCAACCTTACCACCCGCTTTGATTTGCTTGATGATGTTACCCATCTTCTTAGTTTTATTGGCTAAGCTTGTATCTCTGCAAAACCAGTCAAACCATCCTGCATTAATTTGAGTTGTTGTATCAGGTCTGTCGAACTCGCCTGATTTAAATCTTTCAATCCATTCAGATAATTTAATCTGTTTTTCCATAACTTTAGTCTCCTTATAATTTTTTGGTTACTCTATATATCACTCTAAAGAGACTTAATAGCAAGCACTTTTTTTACTATAGTGACTTATTTTCAAAGTAATCAAAATCGCTAAGTGGAGACCTTTTTCCATTTCTAATCAAATAACAATTATCATTAGATGCCTTATGTTTGATATAACGTCTCACAATGACATCAATAAACTTTTCATCAAGTTCCATGAGATATGATTTTCGATCCAATTGATCAGCTGCGATCATCGTTGATCCAGATCCACCAAATAAATCTAATACCGATTCATGACATCTTGATGAATTGCTGATGGCTTTTCCAACTAATTCTAAAGGTTTCATGGTTGGATGTTCTTCATTTTTTCTTGGTTTGTTATATTCCCAGATGGTATCTTGAGATCTGTCATCAACAAAGTAATGAGCAGCTCCTTCTTTCCATCCATATAAAATAGGTTCATGTCTCCAGTGGTAATCTTGTCTGCCTAGTACTAGTGCATTTTTTACCCAGATAAGACATTCTGCTAATTTGAAGCCAGAGTTCTTGAATGCATTTCTAAAGTTTAATCCTTCAGTATCGGCATGACAAACATAGATAGCGCCACCAGGTTTTGTATGATTGAACATATTCTGAAATGCACTGTATAAAAAAAGATAGAAGGTATTATCTTCCATCTTATCGTTTTTGATTTTTCCAGCTGTTCCTTCATAGTCAACATTGTAAGGCGGATCGGTAAATAACATATCTACTGTGTTACCATCAAGTAATGTTTCAACTTGTTTTGCATCTGTTGAATCACCACACATAAGTCGATGAGGTCCAAGTTCATATATATCGCCAATCTCAGAAAAAGGTATCTCTGGAATTTCATCATCGATATCGAAATCATCATCAGCTGCATTATCTGGAAGCAGTTCTTCCATTTCTTCAAATCCAAACTGAAGCATGTCCATGTCAATGCCAGCTAACTCTTCTTCAAGTCTTGATAAATCCCATGTGGCAAGTTCAGCTGTTTTATTATCCGTTAAGCGAAAGGCTTTGATTTGTGCCTCATTTAAATCATCTGCGACAATACATGGCACTTCTTCTAAACCAAGCGACACAGAGGCTTTTAGGCGCGTATGTCCGGCTATGATGACGTTGTCACTTGTAATGACTATTGGAACCTTAAATCCAAACTCCCTAATCGAGTTAGCAACTGCTTTGATCGCTTCGTCATTGTTTCTTGGATTGTTTTCGTACTCTTGGAGTACTGATACTTGCTTCATCACGATATTCATTCATCCAAACCTCCTCACCATTTTCTATGCGTTTTTGCATAAGTTCAATTTCTGCTTTCTTTTCGTTATACTCAATACCAAATTTCGTAATGAGTAAGTATTTAATTGCTGTGATATCAGGTAGTGATTGTTTCTTGAACTTTGTAATGCGTTTTTTAGTTCCAGTCTTTGTTTCTTCAATCACTGTTTGTGTTTCTTCGTATTCAAAACCTATCGCGCGTTGATAAATGGCATCGAGTAGTTTCTGTTTTAATTCTTCATCACCATATTGAAAGGCTGCATTAAACTTTGGATGTGCTTTCTTAAGTTTAATAATTGTTTTCTCTGTAATTCCTAGATATTCAGCAATCTGTTTTTGAGTTGCTCTTTTAGATATCATTTCAGATATGGCCTTTAATTTAACCTCTAAGTGTCCTGATTCATCCCATCGCTCATATAGATCAAGCATTTTTCCTTTCATTCAATCACTCCAACTGTATACAAAAAATTGTAATTATTCACCAGTTGGAATACTACAAGTATCTCTGCAAAAACAAAAAAGAACTCATCTCTGAATTCTTTAAGTGTCTCTAGGCTGGTTTTAAAGCCAGTATTCCATGTTGTTTATAGCTTTGCTCAGTTTAATCATAACACACCCTTGACAAATTCACAACGGTTCATCATGGTCCATCATGGTCCATTTTTAATTGTTAACTAATTATTCATCTTCTTCGTCATCTTCATCATCTTCATCATCTTGTTCAAAGATATCATAACTTGGTTCATCATCAGGATCATATGGATAATCACCTGGATTAGATAATTCTAGTACTTCCCCTCCGGTATGCCAGCAACTAATAGCATCTAACGCCATATACTCAGCTTCTTCATATGAGTCAAATAACTCATCAAGCTCATCAGTTTCGCCATTTTGATAGTTTATCACTACTTTAAATTTGGGCATATTCATTTCCCCTTTCTTATCATATTTGTTCAGTAAAATAATGTATTATCTATATTTTACATTACTTCTCTAAATTTTCAATAAGCTTAGTGCTTTTATATGCCATCTTTTTAGTGTCGAAATAGATACAAACATCTTTGCTGCTATTTCACTCCAACTTAACCAATCTATATACCGATAGATCAAAACTTTTCTAAGTTCAGTGTCTTCAAGTTCATCAATAACTGATATGATTTCACCTTTTAAGATTGGAAGTCTCCTTTTCAATTTCACGATTAAGTTTTCATTATCTAATGCCTTACGTATCCATTTCTCAAAAGGTGCTTCTAGACTTTTAGTTCCATCCACACGAATCTGATCAAAGTTAATACCTGGTATAGAGTTTGCAAGACGAATATATTCTTCAACTTCAACTTGCAAACGTGATATTTTAAGTTCTGTATTGTGATATCTGCTTAAGTATTCTTTTACATTCATCTTGTTTCCTCCTTGAATTTGCTTAATACATCTATTTCAATTGCGATCCCAGTCGGATCATCTGACCATACCTTTTCAACATGCTCTACAACAACCTGTGCGTCATCAATCCAGAACCCAACTTCTGTCATACAATCTTTCAACATCTTTTCCAAATTATCAGTGTCCGGTCTTGTTACCCTCCACTCAAAATGTCTATGTCTTTTACCTTTAGGAAACCGCCATATGACATGAAGCTTAATCGGACCTTCCATCGGTTTTTCAGGTTTGAATGGTTTTAAGTGTTTGATGATTATTCTTCTTGCTTCTTTTAATTTCTCTGGTTTATAAAATACTGGTTTGTTTTTGACAAGAGCAATTTTATTTTGTTGTGCGGTAACTGTAGGCGGATCTAGTAACAGGAATATTTTCATAGTTACCTCCATTTTTTTAATTTTTAGGTGCAGATAGGCAAGTGCTGACGATGATGCATTTGTTTGGGATAGGGCAAGGCTAAAAGCCCTATCCTACAAACATGCGTCAGCGGTAATGGAACATACCTATATATAAGCCCTATATTCCACTTTTTTTCTAAAACGGAACAAAGGTAGATTTTTCCTTTATTCCAAATTCCATAATTTAAGACGGAATTAGTCATTTTTCCCTATATTCCATTTAAGGCTTTCTAGGTGAAATTACACCATGTTCATTAATGTAATTATCTTCGAATTCTTGTACACGTTTTCTGATTGTACGATCAGTAACTCCTAAATATTCTGCAAGTACTGATACTAAACATGTATTGTCTTCGTTCTTATTTATTTCAAATGCAGCATCGAACTCATCTTTTCTAGATTCAGGTGTCTGATTTCTCTTACCACTTTTTTCTAAATTTGCTTTAGGGTCACCTTCTGCATAATGTTTCTTTAATATACCTTTATCATCAAGTTTATGAATCGGGTACTCAAACCAAAAATTGACTGGCTTGAAGTTACCAAATTCTCTTAGACTACTTTCAAGTCTCCAAGCTGTAGATGTTTGTACATCTGCGTATTGAGCCATAAATTCATCAGTAGTTTCAAGTTGAATCATATCGAGTTGTGCATCTGGATCACGCGCAAATACTCCTGAACCAGAAGCTCTATCCATCGCTCTTTTAAAACCTTGAGAGCCTTTAGAATGATGATGACAGTAGATGGCTGCACATCCTGTTTCATTACAAATTTTGTCAAATTGATTAGAGAAAGCTCCCATTTCAGAAGCATTGTTTTCATCGCCTGTAATTACTTTGTATATAGGGTCTATGATAATTGCATCGAAGCCTTGATTTGCAACTTTTCTTATAAGCTTCGGTACAAGTTTATCTAAAGGCATTGCTCGACCACGTAGGTTCCAAACTTTGATATTTCCGCTATGCTTAGGAGCAAGTTTTAATGCCTTATAAATCTTATCAAAACGATGTAAGCAGCTTGCTCTATCTATTTCTAAATTCACATAGAGGACTTTTGATTTCTTGCACTGAAAACCTAGCCACTTACCACCTTCAGATAATGCGATAGCTAGTTGCATTAATAAGAAACTTTTTCCTGCTTTAGATGAGCCTGAAATAAGCATTTTATGTCCAACTCTAACAACACCTTCAATAAGTTCAGGTGCTAGAGGAGGTAAATTTGATAATTCTTCATCAAGTGAATCAAGTCTAGGCATTTCATCGACAATACCTTCAGCAAAATCTAACCATTCATTCCAATTACGTCTACCTATGTTAGTATCCACCAATGTTTGAATAATGCCATTTCGAGTCACACCAGGTAATCGTGATAACCTTGATGGATTTCGATTAGCTGTATCAACTTTGAGTCCATTCTTATCTAGGAAACCATATAAGTATTCCACACGCTTACGATATTCTTCTGCATCCATTGCATCGACTCTAACGATGGCATGTAAACTTCTACTACCACTATGAACTAAACAAGCGATAGGAAGTTCGAACTTCCGATAGATTGCATCTTGTTCTGGAATGGGTATATTGTCTGATTCAACTAATGCATAGGTAAATCTTGTGATGTTTTCATTCTTAACACCACTCCCATCAACTGGATTAAACCTAATCCATGCACCACTTTCATCTTTCCAATCGCCAATCACTGCGCCAATATCATCTGGATGTTTTTTTAGTAAATCAATTAATTCTTTCGCTGTTCTGTCAAACTGACCTCTGCCTGGCATCCATTTGCCATCGGCATTCTGCCAAACATCTGTTGTCACATACGCAACATATTCATCATTTTTAAATAATATTTCAAGATATTTTACAAGCTGTTCAGTTGGGCTCATACTAACAGTCGGATCATAGATCATGCCATCTCCATCGTATTCGATGATGTCATCCCATTCCATAAGTCCACCGTTTTCATGAACATAAGGAACCCATCCTGCGTCTTTTGCCATTTTTATAATCGTTCCTCCGGCTATGGGATTAGAGGAGCCAGCAAAGCTCCTCCATTTTCTATCACACTCACCTTGTTTATAGCGAGCATCATTTTGACTCCAGTTATCCCAAACAGAGCAATCATATCCTTCAGCTTTAAGTGCCATGCCTATATTTATCCATTCTTGATAAGATACTTCTGATACATCAATCTGTTTTAAAGCATCAAGTAAATTGTCCATTTAAATCCTCCTACGGTTGATAACTTGTAGCATTGATACCTCTTGGTAAAAACCAGTTGTTTTCTGCGATTCGTGTAATCATTTTGCTTGCTGCATCAAATGCCCACATACCAACATGTAAGAATCCATAACGTTCCAAGAAACGGATCTGTTTTGGTGTAGCTAAGCCTTCAATTTGTCTATTCTTAAGTTTTTCGATAAGCATACTCGCCATCCCACAACTCGTGACTGCTTCTGGATAAATGCCATGTTTTTCTAAGTAATCAAGTTGTCTTTCAGTTGCTGGTCCCATCTCCCACATAAATGCAGGTTCATAATTTGCTAAATCTTCAGCTGCAATAGAGAAAGCATATTGAATCGGATCAACAAGTTTTGTTTTCTTTCTACGCATCGCTGCTAGTTCTCTTGCGAGAGCATCTTCACGTTCTTGTATTACATCATTTTCAGCTTCTTTTTCAGCAGCAAGTAAATCAATACCACTTTCTTTATCCATCATCTTTTGATCGATACGTTTAGCAAGCTCTGCATCTTTAGAAATCAGTGCGGACGGTCTACATAAATCATGGCGTTCTGTCATCCATAGAAAATCAAGTAATAGTAACTCTTCTTTTCCTGGGTGGAGTCTCATCCCACGACCTACCATTTGTTGATAGAGACTTCTAATCTTAGTTGGTCTAAGTACGATGATGCAATCCACAGCTGGACAGTCCCAACCTTCAGTAAGAAGCATGGAATTACATAACACATCATATTCACCGTCTTCAAAGTCAGCTAAGATCTCATCTCGGTTTGTGCTGTTTCCATTAACTTCTGCTGCTTTAATACCATGTAAATTGAGTAGTTCACAGAATTTTTGAGATGTTTTAACTAGCGGTAAGAACACAACAGTTTTTCTGCCTTTGCAGTACTTCAACATTTCAAGTGCAATTTGATTTAAGTAAGGTTCTAAGGCAGATCCTATTTCACCTACTGCATAATCACCATTTGAAACGCTAACATTGTGAATATCAAGTTCAAGTGGAATCATCTGTGCTTTAACTGGGCAAAGATAACCTTCTCTTATCGCTTGATGTAGTGAGTATTCATAGGCTTTTGAGTCAAAATACTTTCCTAAACTTTTCTGATCAGAGCGATCTGGAGTTGCAGTCACTCCGAGTACATTAGCCCCATCGAAATGAGTAAGTATACGTTGATAGGTATCACTCATGGAATGATGTGCTTCATCTACTACTATGGTCTTGAAGTGATTCTTAGCAAATGCTGTGAGTCTTTTCTCTTGAGATAATGTTTGTACTGATGCAACAGTCACTCGCTTTTTTGAACCGATGGAACTAGACTCAGCCTTTTCTAAAGCTGAATCCAATCCACTCGTTTCCTTTAATTTATCTGAAGCTTGATCAAGTAACTCTCCACGATGGGCCAGAATTAATGCGTTACTTCCGTCTTTAGTTTCCTCTTCAACCACCTTTGATAACACGACTGTTTTACCAGTACCAGTTGGAAGTACTAATAGCGTTTTTTGATGTCCTTGACTCCACTCATGTCGAATTGCACTGACCGCTTCATTTTGATAAGGTCTTAATACCATGACTGATCCCTCCTAAAATGGGAGATCATCTGAAAAAAAGAACTCTTCGTTGTAATCGATGAAACGCTCTATATCATTTGTAAACTTCTCTTCACCTTGATTGTTGGTATATGAGCGTTGCTTGAAATGAGCTCTGCCTTTTGAACCAATCACTTTATTCCAGTCCATTGTTAACTTTTCACCATGCTTCTTCTGACCAATACATCTAAAGAATGATGAAATACGCCATTCTAAAGAGCGATATAAAAGCAAATCAAACTTAACTGTTGCAATTCCTTCTTTGGTATCGACTTGAACTGTAATAGTAGCTTTGTTACATGCAGGTACTTTGGGTCCACCAGGAAATCTACCACGCTCAAAATTTGTGACTGTAAAATTGTAATCACCTTCAGGTAGTAAAACATACTCCTGACCGTCTTCTTCGATGGCATCGTTCCAATCCATCAACATATCTTTGTTATCTATCATGGTTATTGTTCTCCTTTATTTTTTTTAATAGTTTCTACGATCTTCTTCCAATTTGGAATGATCCATCTGGTTATAAAATCGTCTGAATAATTGGTAATCGGTTCTGTTTCTTGATAATGACCTTTAGCTGCAACCACTTGTTGTAATTCAATCACTGTTATATTCGAATCATCAATCATCTTTTCGAGTTTTGTTATGATTGAAACACTCGTAATATCTTTAGGATCAGGAAAGGGTACTTCAGGCTTTGTGAACTCTTGATCTTCAAATAAGTGTGCGATGGATGAAAAGCTGAGTTCGAGTTCTTCTGGTAAATCGTATCTGTTCTTGGCATCATAAGTAGGATTATGTGTTGTGTATAAAACACGCTTTCCGCCTTGAGCTTTCTTGGAGTTATTTTCTGTTGTAATCACATAGATTTTGTAGTTCACAAAGAAGAGTGCATCAGACCATTCCTTGATAAGTGGTGCCACTTGTTTAGATAGTTTCATTTCATAACGGTCAAAAGCTCCTTGTTCTTCTGGGAGTTCAAACTTTCTAGGTTTTGCATGAGCTGTAATGACCACATTGATACCGACTTCAATCAGTTGATCCATCAGAGTGAGTAGTTTTGAAAACTCATCGACTAAGTAGACATACCCTTTACCATAGCCAAAATCTTCTATGTTGTTCTTCCGATACTTCTCACACACTGCATTAGTGCATAATGATTCAGCCCAGTCTGCGGTATCTAAAACAACCGTTTTACATATCGTTGGATTAGTAATAATTTCTTTCACTACTGAGATCAATTCATCCCATGATTTATTGCACTTGATTCTTCTAATATCTAAATTGCTTGTGCCACCTTCAGTGTCAATAAATAACGGATCTGGAAACTGACTGGCAAATGTTGATTTACCAATTCCCTCTGGACCATAAATGACAATTTTTAGTGGACGTTTTTCTTTACCTTCAATAATTTTTAGCATGTTTTATTTATCTCCTTCTTCGATAATATTTGCCTCTTCACGAGGATCTGATTTTGGTACTAAAACCAATGAGCCAAGTTGCATATTGATATACGCTCCGATGAGGCCATCAACTTTACTCTTACCTATTCGTTTGGTAAGTTCTGTAATCCCAGCTACCTTCTTTGGTCCATAAGGATCGATGCCTACTTGTTCACATGCCTTGATGACACCTTCTTCATCAGTAATCTTTCTTGATCCTTTATTATGAACGAGTTTGTACTTAGACCACTTGTGACCATTGAGTGCTTTCTTGATAGCAAACTCCATCACATCTTTTGCATATTGAAAAACTTCATCCAGATGTGGTAGTAACGCTTCAATATCAGCATCAGTCATAGTCGTTACTGGTTTTTTTAACGCTTGCATGACTAATTTGTTAGCTTCAGCTCGTTTCGCACATATCGCTTTACCTGCGCAGTATCTACAGTACTTACCTGGATGCGCTTCAGGGTTTTCTACTTTTGTTCTTTTCACTGCTGGAATGAGAACATTCGATTCAAACTGAAGTAACTCTTCGATCGGCATCTCATAATTGTTTGTGTTGTTAATAACTGGTTGGTAAATGACAAGTCTGACTTTTTTGATTGGATATAAATCCTTGTAGGCTTTATAAAAGTAGAGTGCATAGATACCTAGTTGAGAGTTAAACAGTCCCGATTCATTATCAAATGCATAAACTGGTGTACGACCGGTTTTTAAATCAATCACTGTGAGCGTTCCACCATCCAGAGATGAAATGATTCCACAATCTAAGGTTCCTCCTGCATCATCATCAAAATCCATATCAAGATGCTGCTCGATAACGATGAGTGGTTCTGTATCTGTTCTCTTCTTTTCAAACTCAATGGTCTGAATGACAAAGTCTGCGTATCCGTCTGCGATTTCTTGCATCTCTTCTGAGTACATATCCAAATCCTTGATGACTTCTTCAATCGGTTTTACTTCACTGTCATAGTCGATTAAGTTGAGTGACTGGCTAATGAGTGCTGCGCCTAATTCATGGCACTGTGTTCCAAATTCAGCTTGTGGATTTGTCTCTTGGTTTGACCCATCATTAAGCAATGTACTAAGTGGACAGTTTAACCATGTACTACTCTTACTAGGGCTATACTTTCTACTGTGAATCGTTGGACTTCTTGACATCTGTAATTCCTCCTTCTTTACCATCCGTCTCTTCTGGAAGCAACATCACTTCCAGTGCCAATGTTTTAGTCGTCTCACTAATAAGCAGTAATGTTTCGACTAAATCCTTATCCGTCAGATAAGGCTTATCGGCTTTTGGTTCTTTTTTCATTTCTAAACCTCCTTTGGTTTCACGAAAAGGTCGTTCTTCCTCTTCAAAGGATTAATGGCGAGGTTCGTTTTGGTTTGCCGGTTATTTTTTATTTTTTTCATATTTTTCTGTAAGGATCTTGATTAATTTTGTTTTGCGTTCTTGTATGGTGCTTCTTGCCTTATTAAGTTCTGTAGCTATTTCAGCATCAGTTTTTCCTTCATTGAAATATTTCAAAATCAGTTGATCTGTTTCATTAAACTCACTGACGAGATTCCAAATGAATTCACTTTGTTCTTGTTCCTTGAGTTGTTCTTGATGTTCTTCATAAGAGCCGTCTTTGAAATCGAAATCGTAATTCTCGCGCATGTAATCAATAGAGATAGGAAGGCCATCTCTTACCTTTGGACACAAACTGCAATCTGCTCGACATTTCACCAATCCAAACTTTTCTGATGGAATCAAACATCGTGATTCGGTATCTCGTCTACGTCTTTCATTTCGCACATCATTTCTATGAAAGTGGAAATACTCCTCATCGCAAGGAATGAACCTTAAATCTCCATCTGCATCCTTATAAGGAATCCAGTGTGTCAATGTATTATCTGGATCACTTTGAAGTTTTTCCAAACTTCCATAACCATATAGTTTAGGATTTTGGTTCTTTTCTGTTTTTGTTAGCTTCATAAAAAAATACCTCCATTTGTGAATTAATGGAGATACTTTTTAGGCAGTGTTTAGGCAGTTTCAAGTCATCGCAAAAGAAAGGAAAGTAAACTCCATTCATTTGCAGACAATGTCCCAACATATGCTGCATTATATTAAATTTTTAGTTTTACATTTCCGGGAGTTAGTTCATGACACTAACGAAACATAAAACAATGTGATTAAAAATTCGTTTAAGCAGAACACATTTACAACTGTTATATTGTTAGAAAATAACCTTAATGTTATAATAAATTCATACATTTCGACTATTTATCAATCTGCTGCCTAAACTAACCTTATTATATTTCATGATCTTATGATGGTAAATGTCACAGAATAGACAACATTTAAAAAGGAAGTGATTAAATGGAGACACTATGCTTTTCGACTTTTTTGAATACTTTAAGGCCATGCCTTGAAGGCCCAATTAGTAATACAAATTTGACAATCAAATTGTTGCAGCCAATTATTGACTGCGAGAATTTAGTAAGCAAAACTGGTGAACCTTTAATAATTGATACCGATATTACATCTAAATGGATGACTAGAAAAAGAGATATATATAATCCAATTAAATCTGCATTAAATAAGCAAAAAGTCTTAAATGTTATAAAGGATACATTTGAGAA